CGAACTATATTTGCTAGCTAAGATTGAGTCTCTGTAGAAGAGTTTTATATTCTACAGAGACTCTTTCTTTTCGCATTTTTTACGCCTTCTTAGATAGAACTGTAAGTTCAAATAAAGGAGAACGTATGATTACGCAGAAGGAGTTCGATCGTCTTAAGAAGATGAATGTTTCGGATAAGAGAGCACTCGACATGCTCGATAACCTCATGTGCGCGTACAGTATTTATAGCGATTTTCAGGATCAGACGCTGAAGACTATGGCAATGCTGGATGCCCCTACTGGGTCTTTCGGCACGCTCTGTGGTCTTTCAGCAGAATCCTTGCAAAATGCAAAGGACATGTACTGCCAGTGGTATGAAGGCGTCGATGTGATTTCTCTGTCGGAGGATGTCTTTAAGGCGATTGCTCAGGCGTATAGCGACATCAAGCTTAACGAAGCAGTTTAAAGATTGAGTCTCTGTAGAAGAGTTTTATATTCTACAGGGACTCTTTCTTTTCGTATTTTTTACACTCCTTATAGTGAGGTGAAAGCCAATCTAAGGAGGAGTTATGGCAGAGAAAATTTTTGTTCTTGCATTCGTTCATACTGAATGGCGAGGGACCGAAAAGATCTACGAACGACGTGAAAACATGGTCGCATTTACTGATGTAGCAGATGCATACGAGGCTGCTGAAGAAGAAGCAACGCGTATGGAATTCGCTTATATCGGTAGGGGCTTTGACACTGATGATTCGGAAGTTACAGTAGGCCTTCTCCGTTACAAGAACGAGTTTGTCAAGGGAACATGGAATTTCTATGTTGATGAATTGACACTAGATTAAGCCTCAAAACAGATATTCTGAAGAACGTTTTTTCAGGGTATCTGTTTTTTCTTTTCGCATTTTTTACACTCCTTTTAATGGTAAGGGTTAAACCGTTGAAAGGAGTTGAGATGGTTGACACAACATGGGTACATAGAGGCAAAGAGGAGGTCCGTCTATCGTTCGAATACATGAACAGTATGTATGAGGCTATGCTAACTGAGATCGAATATTTCGATCCCAGATTTGAAGGCTCAAGTACGTTTATGAATTACGTAGACAACTATCTCGAGGCTTATAGGGACTGGGTTAGATGGAAATGTTACCTAATTGACGAGTACAAACGACTAAGGATTTAACCCAACCAGCATTAGGGCTACACGCCCTTTTGCTTTTGCCTTCAATTTTTCCCGGGGGTGATATTTTTTACAAATGTTACGGGATTCAAAATGGAATTCGAATCGTCGTTGGGCAATTGCATATCAATGTTCTCGATGTAAAGCCATCCAATTCGACTATTATGATTCGAATGACGGCAGTGAAGGTAATTTGCAATGCACTAAATTGCCCGAGGGCTGGTCGAATCATTCTCTCCATCAAATTTTATGTCCCCATTGCACAGAATCGTACAAACAGTGGTTTAACCAAGGAGGTTCTGATGTCTCGAAGTCGGAAGAAACACCCACTCATTCAAGGATGCGGGGATAAATCTTTAAAGAAGATTTATAATCGCCGTTTTCGTCATCAGAACGATTTGGATTTTCCTTCAGGTAATGCTTATCGTAAAACCAATAATTCTTGGGAAATTTGTGACATCTTATTCGGTTATTTTCGACATGATGATATTCCGAATGAAGATCGTAGATATTGGTATGCGATGAAATAAGGAGGTGAATCAGATGTATGGCTAAGAAAAATTGTTTGCATAAAAATCTATTAACCACAACAACTACATTAGATACAAACTATTATAAAGGTTTATATTTTGTGTGTACTTGCAAAGATTGTAAAACGCTAATTGGTAGTGCATATACAGACAATGAATTACGAGTTTTAGTTAAAATTGCTCGTAATAAAGCTAAATTAGCTATGAACCAATAGGATATTTGAAAGGGAGGTCTGATATGGATAATGAATTATACCACCATGGAATTAAAGGTCAGCGTTGGGGTGTTAGACGTTTTCGAAATGATGATGGCTCTTTAACTTCTGCTGGTAGAAAACGATATGAGAATGGCGGACTAGTTGGAAGAATTAAAGCAGTTGGTCAAAAACGTCGAGAAAGAAAGGAACTAGCTCGTCAGTTAAGTAACGAAGCAATAAATGCCAGTTCTAAATGGGAAAAAACATCTGAAGGAAAAGAGCTTCGTAAAGAATTTCAAAAACACGACAGAGCTATGATGAATTATACCGGCGACAATGAAAAAAAAGAAAAGCTATTAAGTGATAGAGCGCTAGCCGCCGACCGTAGAATGCTTACTTCAGAAGGTCGATACGTTGCTAAACACTTGGTAAAAACATTCGGTGAGCAATCGGTACGAGACGTTCTTTCAAGAGAACGCAATTCGTGGCATTTGGGCGAAGATTTTGTTGAAAGTTATGCTAAAGAATATGCTTCTAGACATACATCTTATTAATTTCTATTTTTGGGAGGTGATAATTATTGTTTTTAAAACATTACGGTGTTAAGGGCATGAAATGGGGTGTTAGGCGCTATCAAAATCCGGATGGAACACTTACTAATTTGGGTAGAAAACGATATCGCGAAGCACTCGGTCGGAAAGGACCTAGAAAAATAGAGCAGATTGACGACGAAACGAGATCGGCAGATTCTTATAATAAATCCGGAATAATTCCAAAAGGTGTAAAAGCATATCGTGTTGCTAGTTCTAACGACGTTTTAGATAATAAAAGAAAGTATGTATCTTTAACCACAGAAGGACGAAATGCGTATCAAGAGCAATACATAGACGGAATGCTTGGCAAGACCGCGAAGCCATATGACATAGCAAATATTGAGTACGAAACCATAAAAGACCTTAGACTAGCTCCTTCAAAAGAGGTCGATTCTTTTATAGCTAGTCTTCGTCTGGATACTATTAAATACAACACGATCCTTAAAGACGTAGAGAGTTTAGAACGAGCAGATAACGGAAATCAGTCAAGACAAGCCGCTGAGGCTAGAGAATACATGAATAAAGGGCGACAGTATTTATACAAAGCTCGAAACCAAGCACTATTTTCTACAAAATACGATGAAGACAATCCCGTTTTTAAGCATTTTGCAGATTTGGGATATGACGCCATATCTGATGTCGAAGATGGAGGTCTTGGTAACGGAAACTATTTAGCTCCCGTGATTATTCTCAATCCATCGAGTTCGTTAAAAGAAACAATTAGATATTAGCATTTATATTTTAGGAGCTGATGACAGTGATTATTCTTACTAATAGTACTAGCTTAACGCTTGGTCCTGGTCAGGCTGCAACTTTTGATACTGTGATATTACACACTGGATGCGCCGAGTGCTATCGTATTGGCTCCGGTGCAGTAACCCTTCGTATGCAAAACGCGATGTATGAAATCGCTGCAGGTGGAAATATTGGTGCGACCACGGCTGGCGAAGTAGCAAATCTTACAGTGTTCCTTGAGGGATCGCCTCTTCCCGAGACGGTCATGAACCACACTACCGCTGCTGTGGGCGATGTTAATAATGTATTCCGTGAGACGGCTGTACGCACGTGTTGCTGCGGAGCCGAGACCGCGACAGTTCGAAACAATGGCGATACGACTATTGTTTTGGAGAATCCTATTTTCAAGATTAAGCGAGTTGCGTAGGAGTCCCACTAATGACTGTGAACATACCACTAGGATTGATATTTCAGACTATTCTCACAGGTGCAGTCGGTTGGGCAGTCAAGCTTGTACTAGATTCGCTTAAGTCTTATAGAGACGAAAGTAAGGAATGGCGTAAGAGTACCGATAAAAAGATGGATGGTATTGTGAACGCCACTCAAGCTACTATGCGAACTTCAATCCTTCATTATTGTGAGAAGTATATCACTCGAGGCTGGGTGACGTCAGAAGAATTATCATCATTACTTGATATGCATGCTAAGTATAAGGTGATTAAGCCGGATAATGGGTTCATCGATAGCCTTATTGCTAGAGTTCAAAAACTTGAAATGAGGGAGGTCTAATGGCTGATAGTGCTATTGCTCCTTTACAAGAAGCGTTGACTGATATTGAAGGCAAGATCACTACTACTGAGGCGTCTATTGCATCCAATAACGAGCAACTTGATACTTTAACTGCAACTAATAATGCATTGAGAGAAGACTTAACGAAATATCAAACTATTCGAGATGATTTGCAGGCAGCTATTGAAATGCTTACTGTTGAAGAAGACGATCCTGATCATCCCAGTGATATTTCGGAAGAAAGTGTCAACATTGATATAAATGAAGACGAGTATGACGACTTCGAGTATGCTTAGTTATTGGAGACAAAACAATGGCCGCAGAAGATGATATTCTAATTAAGAAAGCTCGACTCGAGCGAGAATACAACAAAAATCGAGAGGTACTATACAACAAGATTATTGCTTATTATCGGCAAGATATTTCGTCTAGTTATGTTTCTGAAGATGATATTATCGATTTGGCCAGACAATGTGCACGGATTAAAAAGCAATACATCAAAGTTCGAGACCAATTGATGGGCAAATAGTAAGGAGCATGTAACTATGGATATTTCTGATAAGAAAGAGTTTTCTCAGACCGAAAAGCCTACAGTGTTCAAGAATCAGTTTGCTAAATCAACAAAGCCACATTATGCTTGCTATGTTGATGGCAAGTGGGATGTCGAAATGCTCGGTACCAAGGATAAGGTCGGCGCAGGACGTACCTATGCTGGTATATTTGGGCATCCTATTCAGGGCATTACTATCGAAGGTGTCAAGAAATACCGCGTTTGTACTGCTGCTGGCGGATGGACTGATTACACCGAGGGCTTTGACAAGACGAGTCCTATCGGCGATGGCTCGAATATTACAGGAATCGAGATTGTCGATCCGAAGGCTGTGGTTGCTGTACATATTAAGGGTGGCACTTGGCTCGAGCCTGTTAGCACGTCTGCTACTGAGGGTGCCGTTGTTATCGGTTGTCATGCTCCTATCGATGCTATTTGGATCGATCGATGATTGAATGGAATGGTTTTGTTGAATCTCAATTGTCAAGTGGACCAGGACCTAAACGAATACTAGTTATTCGAACAGGCAAGGCAGTAGTTGATACAATTCTTAAGAGATCATCAAAACGCAAAAAGAAAAAGTAATTCAAAATAGAAGAGGCTGCTTTTATAGGGCCTCTTCTTTTTTATTTTGGAGGTACACCATGCATATGTCTAACGAGACTTATGACAAGCTTAAGTTTATTGCTCAGATTCTTCTTCCGGCACTCGGTGCTTTATATTTTGGTCTTACTCAGTGGTGGCCGCTTCCGTATGGTGAGCAGGTTGTTGGCACGATTACTGTGATCGATACTTTCCTTGGAACGATTCTTGGTATTAGTACTTCTCAGTATAACAAAGAGCTTGCGCAGACCATTGGTATTCCAAATGAATAGAGGTCTGATATGGATGACGAATTATACCATCACGGCATTCTAGGCCAAAAATGGGGGAAGAGAAATGGGCCGCCGTACCCATTAAGAGGCGGTGACTATACTCAAACTGAAATACGAAAAATAAAAGCGGCTAGAAAACGCAAAAATAGTGCATACAATAAGAAGCATTATGATAAAATGATAGAAGCTGGGACCGCAATTAAAACTCTAAGTTATGATCCCAACAGAACAAAAAATGTTGATATGTTTTATGCAACCTATGAGAAACTAGACGTCCATCAGTATCAAGCATTATTTAATAAAAAAGCTCCTATGCCGATCTACGATAAAGATGGCAATGAGATTGGTACTGGTAATTTTTACAAATACTCAATAACGAATAGAGCTACGAGAGACATTAAGGTTGCTAGTGAAGATAGTTCAGTAAAAGCATTTACTGATTTATATTCTAAAGATCGAGATTTCTACAATTATGTAACTGATCCAAAAAGAATGCAGGCTCAATTCGTTGATTCTAAATACGGATTTAAAGCTTATCGGCAAGCTCGATCTGCACTAGAAAAAATGCGCAAGCCGGGATATACGCCAACTGATCGTGATCTTGCTACTGTATATCGAATGTTCAATTACACAATACCAGCTGATGGTGGCGGTAATGCAAGAGTGGCAAAAGATGTCGCTACACAGCGAGCTAAGTTTTTTAAGTCACTCAAGGATTCTGGTTATGGAGCAGTTCTTGATACTAACGATGCTCTTTACGGCGGATTCAAAGCTACGGCACCGGTTATTGTGTTTGATATGGATTCGGTTATACCAGACAAAGTTCGAAGAACTAATTTATATGATCAGAAATCTTCACAACTAATTACTGCCGGACGTAAGATATGTGGCATGTAGAGATGAGGCGTCATGGATCAAGAACTTTATCACTATGGTATTAAAGGAATGAAGTGGGGTATTAGACGTTATCAAGATGAGAATGGTAAACTTACTCCTGCTGGAAAGAAAAAATATGCTAGAAGAATCGGTCGATTAGAAGTAAAAATTGATCGAAAATTAGATGATATGGCTGATTTAGAAGTGCGATCAAAAGCACTGGAAAAGCGAACACTCGATAAGCTTAAAAAAGATGAATTCATTTATAAACGCAATCCTAAGAAAGCCGAACGTTTACTTAAGCAGCATGAAAAGGAACAGCAGAGAATCGCTAAAAAAGTTAAAAAAGGCGAAGCCAAAACGATGAAATTATTGGCAAAAGCTGATAAAATGGGACTAGATAAATCAGCAGAACCGTATATTAGAGAAGGAAAAGCATATTTTATCGATAATGCATATTACAATGGCGATATATATTACGAATCGGGAACTACGTATAAGATGCCTACTCAATCAATGCGTATTCACTTAGATTAAAATCCGCAAAAAATACTGATCCTGTATAGGAGAGAATGGGCTCTCCAAATGTCAAAGGAGGAAAAGGTGGGTAAGTTTACGAACTTCATGATGAAGGCAGAGAACCCAAAGGAGCAGCCAGATGAGTTGACTAAAATTGATGAGCTATTGGCGGATGAGATTCGAGCTGTACTAGAGGAATTGAACTTCGAGCATTCTGACACCGACAAGTATACCAAAAGTGTAACTAATCTGAATGCACTGACCAAGGCTTATAGCGATGTGCTTAAAGCAGATAGTGAGAAACTTAAGCTAGTGCTTCAAGTAGCAGAGGCTAAGAAGAAGAGGTTTATGAATTACGATGTGGTTATACCTAAGGTTGCAGCGTTGCTTGTGTACGGAGGTCTTATGGGGTTTTGGATCTGTATTGAGCAGCAAAGGCCTACTCCCATTAAGTTGATCAATATGGCAAATCAGATGCTGATGCCCAAGGGTCTCTAAGCGATTTCATGGCGGTTCAGAAATGAGCCGCCTTTTTCTTTTTTTTAGTCGGAGTGATATTATGGAAAACGAATTATACCACTATGGTATCAAAGGAATGAAATGGGGCGATCGAAATGGTCCACCATATCCCTTAGGGTATAAACATAAAAGTACAAACGAAAAACAGGCTGATAAATTTTGGACAAAAGAACGTAAAAATACTTTAACAAAAATAGCAAAAGGAGCTGCTATTACTGCAACCATAGCATTAGCTATTTA